CCCGGCGCCGCCGCCGGCTTCCGGTCTACCCGACCAAGCAGCTCTTCGGGGAGTTCAACCGCATCGCCGGGCGCCGCGGATGGAAGCCGCTCGCCTCGCAGTCATCGCTGGTTCAATACCTCGAACGGCCGGAGGTCAAGCCGCTGTGGTACGATGCCGTCTATGGCGAGCTGGCAGCCAAGCAGCTCTACGCCCGCCGCAACAAGACCGAGATGCCGACCATGCGCGACTCGCTGTGGTACGGCGACGGCACGAAGCTCAACCTGTTCTACAAGGCGGTAGAGAATGGCAAGACCGTCATCCGCACGGTCTCGGTCTATGAGGTCATCGACGCTTACAGCGAAACGCTGCTCGGCTACTCGGTCAGCGCCAACGAGAACTTCGACGCGCAGTTCGCCGCCTTCCGCATGGCCATCGAGACGGCTGGCTGCAAACCCTACGAGATCGTCACGGACAATCAGGGCGGCCAGCGGAGCAAGATCGCGCAGAAGTTCTTCGCGAATATCTGCCGCATCAATCGGCCGACGGCGCCGTACAACGGCCCGTCGAAGAGCATCGAGTCTGCCTTCGGCCGGTTCCAGCAGCAGGTGCTGCATGAGGACTGGCGCTTCACGGGTGGCAACATCACCTCGAAAGAGGCGTGGAAGATCAACCGGGAGTTCCTCGAGGCGAACAAGGAGAAGCTGTTCACCTACGAGGAGATGCTGGCGGCCTACGCTGCGGCTCGCCGCAAGTGGAATGCGATGAAGCACTACCGGACGGGGATCGCTCACGAGGAGATGTACCGTGCGAGCGTTAATCCGGCCACCGATCCGGTTACGGAGTTCGACATGATCGATCTGTTCTGGCTGACGACCGAGCAGCCGAGCCTGTTCACGGCCGACGGCATCACGATCCAATACCGAAACCGAAAGTACACCTACGAGGTGCTGACCGCCGACGGTCGTCCGGACTACGAATGGCGCCGGGATAATACCGGCCGGGAGTTCTTCGTGAAGTTCGACCCGCAGCGCATGGATCGGGCGCTGCTCTACACACGAACTCCGATGGGGCTGCGCTACGAGACGGTGGCCTATCCCTACCTTTCGATCCGCCGCAACATTCAGGAGCAGCGGCCGGGCGACATGGATCTGATCCGCTTCAACGACGATGCGAACAAGCGCGAGCGGGTTCGCCGCCAGATCGAGGCGCACGCGCTGGAGCTGGAACACGGCGTCGCTCCGGAACAGCACGGGCTGCGGACTCCGGCCCTCAAAGGCATCAGCGAAAAAGAGTACGAGCGGCTGGCCGACGCAATGGTGGCCGTACCTATCGAGCCGACGGCCGAACCGCTTGCGGTCGGTGAATATACGAAAGCCGTCAGCAACATGGATTTCGACCCGACGGCCATTTTCAGCAGAATGTAAATCTTAAAACCATATCGACATGAAACAGTTATCACTCGAAGAGAAACAGGCCGTCCAGACGCAGCTTCAAGCGTATGTGTCCAAATATCCCAGCCAGAACAAGGCGGTCAATTCGCTCGGTCTGAGCACGGGCACGGTCAGCGCGATTCTGAACGGCAAGTTCGACAATATCAGCGATGAGATGTTCCTGCGCATTCGGTCGCTGGTCTCCCCGATCAATCCGGAGGAGTGGGCCGTCTGCGAAACGACCGCCTACCGGGAGTTGTCGCTCCTGCTCTCCGACGCACAGGCGAATCAGAACGTCTCGTGGGTGGTCGGGAATGCCGGCATCGGCAAGACGACGACCGCGCACGATTATGCGTCGAAGCATGAGAACGTCTTCGTCGTTTCGTGCTCGGAGGACATGCGGCGCGGGGACTTCATTCGCGAAATGGCCCGTGTCCTCGGTCTCAAGCTCGCCCAGACGAGCCTGCGGGAGAAACTCCAAGCCGTGACGGACGCGCTGCGTGTGCTCGACCGTCCGCTGCTCGTCTTCGACGAGGGTGACAAGCTGGTGGATACGGTGTTCTACTACTTCATTTCGATCTACAATGCCCTCGAAGGCCGCTGCGGCATCATCTTCCTCTCGACCGAATATATCAAGCGCCGCATGAGCATCGGACTGGAGTACGACAAGAAGGGCTACGACGAAATCTATTCCCGCATCGGCCGGCGTTTCATCGACCTGACGCCTGCGACCCGCCACGAGGTTACGGCCGTCTGCCGGGCGAACGGCCTGATTGCCGACAGCGCGATCGCCGAGGTGGTGGCCGATGCCCGCACGATGGTCTCGACGTCCGTGAATCCGTGGGACAAGAAGCAGCCGAAGGAGTATTTCGACATGCGGCGCGTCCGCAAGTCGGTGCACAAGAACAAGAAGCTCGCCCAAATCAAGAAATAACCCCGTTCAAACGCTGTTCAAATGGGCCGCACACTATCAGCCAAACAGGTATTGACGCTCAAGCGCCGGACGATCCGCCCGGGCGGCATCTGGGCGGACTGCGTCGGCGAGATCGACCGCACGGGCGTGGTCTTCTTCTGGGGCAATTCGGGCAACGGCAAGACCTCGGCGGTGGCCTCCTTCTGCAAGGAACTGACTCAGTTCGGCCGGGTGCTCTACCTGCCGTTGGAGGAGGGGCTGGGCGGCACGACGCAGGACGCCATCCGCCGCTATCGGTTGGACGAGTGCGGCCGGAAGTTCCAGTACAACGCGACGATGACCTTCGCCGAGATGGACGAAGCTCTGTCGAAACCCCGCTCGTGGGATTTCGTGGTGATCGATTCGTTCCAATACACGCAGATGAGCTACAAGGAGTATATCGCCTTCAAGGAGCGCCATCGCAACAAACTGCTCATCTTCGTCAGCCATGCCGACGGCAAGCGCCCGGAAGGACGCGCGGCGATGAAGATCATGTACGATGCGTCGCTGAAAATCTGGGTCGAGGGGCACAAGGCGTTCAGCAAAGGTCGCTACATCGGGCCGAAGGGGGAATGCACGATCTACGAAAAGGAGGCCAAACGCTACTGGGAAGGGAAAACACTAAACAGAAAATGATATGAATTTAGACTCGCAAAACAAGGTGCTGAAGGCGGGGTTCATGATCGTCCGCAAGGACGACTACCCGCAGCCGAAAATCAAGTACAAGCAGTTCGGGTTTCCCGAATGGCGGACGCTCGAGAAGTTCGACACGAAGGCGGCCCGGGATCGCCGCTATAAGGGACTGCTGCATGACAGCAGCATAATCGAAGATTGACCTATGGATATCAAGAAAATCTACATCAGCGGGAAGATCACCGGACTGCCCATCGACGAGGTGATCTCCAAGTTTCAGGCCGCGGAAGCGAAAATCCGGCGCTTCGGCTTTGAGCCTGTCAGTCCGCTCCGTAACGGATTGCCTTTCGAGGCGGAGTGGGCGGATCAGATAGGCGAGGATGTCAAGCTGCTGCTCAAGAGCGATGCGATCTATATGATTGCGGATTGGCGGCAGAGCGAGGGCGCGATGATCGAATACCTCGTCGCCCGCCAGCGGCGGATGCGCATCTTCCTTGCCGAAACTTTCGATGCCCACGCATCCGTCGAATCGAAAACCGAACAGTCCCATGAAACGGAAGCGTAACTATTCACGGTTCTATGCCATCGCCAAAGCGAAGAGCATCGATCTCGACCAGCATAAGGAAGTGCTGGTGTCGCAGTTCACCGGCGGACGCACGTCGTCGCTGCGGGAGATGACCCCTGCCGAGTACGAGGAGATGTGCGAGTGTCTCCAGACGGGCAAGCAGCTCGGCGAACCCTCGGCCGCATACAGGGAGCGGCTGCGCCGGGCACGGTCGGCAGCACTGAACCGCATGCAGCGGCTCGGCGTGGATACGGCCGACCGGACGTTCGCCGCCGTGGATGAGTTCTGCCTCGACCCGCGCATCGCCGGCAAGCCTTTCGGGATGCTGACCGTCGACGAGCTGCAGGCTCTCGTGCCGAAGCTCGAGGCGATCCTGCGCAAACCGAAGCCCGTGAAGCCGCAGCGGGTCGTGCAGATTCCGATTTTCATTAGATCGAACCAATTACCGAGTTGATATGGAGAAACCTACAATAACCGTCGATTTGTCTGGAGAGCAGGGAAATATTTTCACCCTGATGTCGGAGGCGCGAGCAGCGATCCTATCCAACGTTCGGAGGCTCGGCTTCCAAACACAGAAATCGCGTGAAGAGCAAGATCGAGACAAAGCTCATGCGGAGTTCGTTGCAGGGCAGATGATGCGAGAAGTGATGCAAACCCATACATATGACGGGGCGCTCGCTATCATTCGCCGATATGTGAACATCGAACAGAAAGGAGGTGCGCCTATGGAGTAACCGGTACGGGGTGGCGACAGGAAATGAACAACGAAATGGGAAAGATTGGCTGTTGTTTGGAGATAAGCACAGGGGTTCGAGTCCCCGGCCACCCGCAATCCCCTTTTTTGAGATGAAGACCCGAGTGCGAGTAGGGCGACGATGGCGCAGGGGTTACCCGCCGGAGAATGGCGGTGGCAAAGCGGAACAGGACGCTTGACTCCATCGGACAGGTGACGCGAAAGGCTCTGACAGCCGGGAAAGACCGGCAAATGGGTCGGCAGGGCCTTCGGTTCCACCGGAGGCATAGCACAATGGCCAAAGCGATGCGGCTGTTGTTCCGGTTCGAGTCCGGACGACTTACAGAATTGTTTAACCTTTATATCAGACAGCTATGGAAAAGAAACAAGTAGGTACGTGGCGGTTGCCGGCCGAACTAACTGAATGCCGTCAAGGTGCGGAGATCGTCTTGGTTTTCGACAACTGGGATGAATATCAGGGTATCTTCCGAGGATTCGATAACGAAGAGATCGTCCTGCAGGCGTGCGGAAGCCAATCGAAGATCGGACTTCCGCTCGAAAGACTTTACACATGGTGTGTCGTCGGAGAGGTCAAGCCCATCGATGCGGTGGTCTACCCGAGCGACGAGCGCACGATCTCGGTGGTCGATGATGCGATCTACGGAGGTGCGCATTGCTACGTGATCCGCGAGTGCCTCGGCTTCAACGACGGCAAGACGCAATACACCGAAACCGAGCAGGTCGTTCGGTTCGTGCAGAAGAACGACGACGGAACGATGATCCCCGGACTGCAATCCGAGCAGCTGGTTCTGGCCTTGCTCGACCGCCATGAGAAGCTGAACACCCGATTCCCGTCGGAGCAGAACGCCAAGATGATCGCCGGCCTGCGGATGTTTCTCGAGGCGTGCGAAGAGCGCGTGAGGAACCGTATGGAGCGCGGAGTGATGGGCGAACTTAAAAAGTAGTGGTAATGAAATGGATTAGAGAACCTATTCCGGGATGTGCCGGATACACGGAAGCGATGATTGCGTTGACCCCCACCGAAGCGGCGATCTTGGCTAATGCCCTGCGGAAACCATTGCGGGAATTGCAGAAGCAATTAGAACGATTGGATGATATTCACGAATCAGGTGAGGCTACCGAGCGGCAGGAGGCTCGTCGATGCGATATAGGCGAGACTGTTACGGTGCTTAAGTATTTTTTTGAACTGGAGTCTTTGAACCTTAAAAAGTAGCGGCAATGGGAGAACGAGAATGGAGCGATGCGGTTCTGATGGTCAACGGCCAGCCTGTCCGGGTAGTGCCGGAGGTGGACTTCGGCGGCGATATCCCGGACGATCCGGTCGCAAGAGGCATTTCCTCGATTGAGTTTTCGCTGCGCATTACGGGTGAAGCGATGTTGCGGATGGCGAATTTGATATCCCGATTCGGGCCAGAATTCGCGCAGTTCGCAGAGGAACTCCGCCGATGGGCAGCTGGATGCCGTTTCCGCTCGCGGGTGGAGAGGCGGCATTCACGAACCCGCCGCAGACAGCGGCCGACGCGCTTGCAACGACGACAGAAACGACAAACCAAAAACAGAGTAAAACGATGAAAGTGAAAATCAAAGGAATCAGCGATCTGGAGAGCGCGAAATACGTGTTCGACAACAGCGGTAATCTTATCGGGGTACGCCTCGACGTGGATTCGGAACGCGGAATACGCAAAGTATATCCGATGGCGTTGGTCGAGGAGATATTCGATTGACCTCATGAATAAGTTAAAGTGTTGAAAATAAGTGCGAATTGTCTTGCGTGTTCCGAATGGTAGTGTTATGTTTGCGATACGATTAAACGATTGATAAACAGTAAACTAAATATTGATATGAAACGCATGGACGCACTTCGAATCGCCACAAATTTCTACACTTTCCGCATGGGTGTCAAACCAGAGTCGATGGCTATAACGGTAATGGAACCTGCCGATGGTCGCATTGTCATGCAAACTACGACCTGCAACGCTGAAGGGGAAGAGATCACCTATGAGATCGAGCTCCGGCCGACGACTAACGGTATTACAATGAAACAGGTTATCTCCGATTGCGATTTATCGGATTTCATACAGGATGTCAAGCATCTGTCCGACCTTAAAAAGGGCGATCTTTTCCGGCTGGAGAGCGATTGCGTGGTATGGCGCTTTTATGGTGCTGAAAAACGTTACGGCGCGTTGGCCTATGGCTTTACTCGCCAAAATGGTCGGGAGATATCTTGGCTGAATAAGGACGTGAATGTTTACCCTTGTGTAAAATGAACCAAAAAACATGGATATTACAAAAATGACAGCAGCGCAACGCGCCGAGTTGAAGGCGCAGCTTGAGGCCGAGGAGCGTGCCGAGAAACAGAAACGCGAAGATGATATTGCGGCGTATAAGGATTCCGTCGACGAGTTCTGCCGGGACAAGTTCGCCCGCCTGCAGGCGTTGAGCGAGGAGATGCGCCGTGCGAAGGAAGACGTGTTCGGCGACGCCGAGCGGTTGATCGCGCTCAAAGAGGAGCTGTTCCGCACGAAATCCGACCGCCACAGCAATCAGTTCACGACCTCTGACGGGAGCATTACGGTCGCTCTGGGCTACCGCACGAACGATGGCTGGGACGATACGGTGAATGCCGGGGTCGATAAAGTCAAGACGTTCATCCGCTCGCTGGCGAAGGACGACGATTCGGCCGCCCTGACGGAGATGGTGATGAACCTGCTGGCCAAAGACCGCAAGGGGAACCTCAAGGCGAGCCGCGTGCTCCAACTGCGGGAGATCGCCCGCAAGTCGGGCTATCCGGAGCTGATCGAGGCGACCGACATCATCCAGAGCGCCTATCGGCCCGTGGATTCGTGTCAGTTTATCTCGGTGTCCTACAAGGACGAGAAGGGCGTGAAACGTGCG